CGTTGATAAATTGGTGCAGGGAAGGTGGCACCAGCACCGTTCAAAGTCGTTCCTGCAAGTGCAGCAGTAGGTGCAGCAAGAAGACCAATTGCAAAAATGTGTTTGAGTTTCATAAAAAGTGAATAACTACGAAGTAATTCTACTAAAACAATCAATTAAAGTCAACTAAGAATAGGTTAAGGAATCAAAAAACTCCCTTAACCTCATCTCTAAGACCATCCAATACACTGTTATCACTACCAGCAACAACAATAATTGCTTCAGTTCCTCTACACCAAACTCCAATAGTAGACTCACCAATATGTCCCCATATAGAAACATTATTTGAAGAAACACTAGTTACACCCATAATAAAAAGTTTATTTTTTGCTCTTTGCATACAGACCGTTTGTCCATATGGGGTATCAACAGCATTTAATCTGGTGGCAGGGCCAGCAAATGCAGCGGATGTAGTAGCAGCAATAATAGCAGAAGCAGTTAAAATAGATTTAATCATTTTTTTATCTCCATAAAAAAGGGAGGATTGCTCCTCCCAGTTTGTTATCAGAAAGTAAACTTAGTCTGGATTACACCACCCCACTTGGAGGCATTATCATTCAGACGCTGGTTGTCACTAGCGTAGAAGATAGCAGGAGTGATGCTGATATTGTCAGACACCTGATACTTGTAGAAAATTTCAAGCATCGTTGCCTTCTCAAGATCTTCACCAGTGGGTGCTTGACCTACAGCAACACCTGCAGAGTTACCCTTGGCAAATACATCAGACCACTGGAGACCTGCCATCCAGGATTGACTGTCAGTAGCAGCACTCTTAGTACCACTTACAGTGTTCCAACCATAACCAACGGAAACGGAAGGAACAATACCCGACTTCTCAGGTTGCCAGTAGGCATTCACAGAATAACCATTAGAGGTTTGACCAGGAACCAGAGAACCAGAAGCACCATCAAGACCGTTGTAAGTACGAACACGACTGCCTTCAGTACCATAACGGTAACCAGCACCAATACCCCAGTTCTTACCACGGTAACCGAGTTGTGCCATTGCGTTCAGAGCACTGGTTTCATCAAATGCTCCAGTTTCACTATTGTCACCGTTCTGGGCAACATAGTTCAGACCAGCAACGAAACCTTTCTTACCTTGACTCCAGAGAGCACCGAAACCAGCACCAGTTGCCTTGTTATAGACACCAGGAGCACCAGCAACAGCAAAGAAGTCAAGAATCTCAGACTTGTATGCTGAAGGAATCCATGCCATCTCTGTGTTACGAACCAGAGGACCAGCAGTCAGAGTCAGTTTGTTATTCAGTGCAGGGAATGAATAGTACAAACGATCAATGACTACATTATCACCGATATCCGATTCCATGTTGTCTGCCTTGTCCAGTTTGAACAGGGAAGAAGAAGAACCGAAAGGATCAGTACTGAAGTTAGCAGAACGGAGACGAGTGCGAAGCAGATCCTTACCAGTGAATGAAGTATCAAAGTTCAGACGAACATCATAGTTAAATGCTGTGCGAGTGCTGACATCACTCTTGGTATCATAACCAGGAACACCACCAAGAACGAAGGTTGCTTCACCTTTCAGTTTGGTTGTGGTGGAGAACTGAGTTGCCTCAAGTTCACCAACCTTTGCTTCAAGACTATCTACACGACCACGAAGAACAGCGAGTTCGGCAGAGAACTCATTGGTAAGACGCTTCAGTTCATCGGTAACTTCAGTTACACGATCCAGGCAAGCATTTAGAAGTGCTGCTGCCTCATAACGAGTCATTGCCTGACCGCCAACAAAAGTACCGTTAGGATAACCAGCAACGCAACCATAACGCTCTACAAGGTTGCTGAGTGCCTGATATGCCCAATCGGTGGGCTTTACATCAGAGAATTGTGTGACGCTTGTAACCTGCTCTGCGGATGCATATTGATTTACTCCGTTCATATTAAGGTCTGCTGCCATAGCGGCTGGAGCAACCATTCCAAGAGCAACAGGTGCAAGCATCAGTTGTTTGAAAAATTTCATAAATTGTTTGTTTTGTACTATAGGACAAATGTTAAGAATTACTACTGAATTCTTAACTGAGTATTTAGTATAGCTCGAAGCTATTTTTTTGTCAAGAGGCTCCCCCAGTTGGTTCGGTTATCCTCCCAAGATACGGATCGAATGATGTAATTTCATCAATTGTTAAAACCGCACCTCGTTGCTGCCAGAAATTCAATATTCCATTATAACTGTTTTTATGGAATATATCTATATGTTCAGGATGAATCGACGATCCCAATTCTATCTTATATAAAAATATTGGAGTGGCATATGTGCAACCAGAATTATAGATTAAATCATCCGCAACAGGACGAGGTTTAACTCCATTATCCAATTTATACTTATTACCACGAATATGATATTTTATTAATTTTTCAGCGTGATGTCTAGTAATGACATAACATGCGGTTGAAAAATCATTTACAAATCTAGTGTGTATTGGAACTACAATATTTCCAGTACAAATAATAGCAAGTTGAATTACATCCCAACAATAAGGAACACGAGCAATAAAATCAGACCAAGTAAAGTTCCAATAATGGGCAATACTAAGATCGCAATCATCCTCCATGATAATCGCATAGGGACTATCCGAAGTATGATACCAATGATTAATCGCCCTTAAATGTGAAGTCACACATCCGATTTCTCCCGATGTCATCATGTCAGGATACTTTCCTTTGATGATGTCACTTAGGTCATCTTCTCTTCCATCATATGCAGATATACGAGTATAGTTTTTTATTTCCCAATATTTAAATTGATCCTCCATATATTCCCATCTTTCTGGTTGTCCATCTAGATTAATACAATAAACAGGACCAAAATTTTTTAATTTATATACTGATTTATTTTTATCCATAACTAAAAAGTATGAAGAATATGTGGGTCCTTTCTCAATTCAACTTGAGGAATATTAGTTTTATTTGATAATTGATCTGGGTGAACGGATTTATATTGAGATTTAAATCCATTAAATTCACAGTTTCCGCATATATCATAAAACTGTTTATATAAATGTGAATCTAAATTCGCGGTCTGTGGGAAATTAAATCTAACATTATGTTCTTTGAAAAGATGAGTTTTCCAAGATACTTGGCTTGCATCTACCATATTAACTGGAAACAAAGAATTAGTATGATTTAAAAAATAATTTAATGGAAATTTATTAGTCAAATTATTCTCTATATCGTCATATTTCATGTTATCTATTATATTAAACGGTTGGACATGACTATAAGAATAATTCATGTCATTATTTTTATTATACCACTGATTTAAATTGGACAAATAATTTGGATACAATGCATCATCATCACAAAGAAAAATACAAAGATCACTGTCTGAATTAAGTATAAATTCATTTAAATAGTGACCAAATATACTACCACCTAATTTTCTTTTTTCATCTATAGTTGTTTTTGTATTCGAATACCAAACATTATCACAATCTGGAAAAAATTCATCTAATATTTCTTCTCCATTATTTTTACTTCCATCATCACAAAAAAATAATTCCCAATTTGAATAATTTTGTCTCTTAATTGACTCTAATGCCAATTTTACCAGATTAAATCTTTCATAATATGGAAGTAAAATAGTTATTTTCAAATCTTTCATTTTATTCTCCCAGTAGCATAAGGATTTACATTATTATTACTGAAACCAGAGCTATACACTGAAGATTTAATATAATACTCTCTTTCTTCATCTGTAAACATGTCATTTTTATACCAAGGAATATGTTTACATTCGAAATCTCCAGCAATTCTCAATGCATTATAGAATAAAGCCATAGACTTTCCATAGTAATAATTAAAATATTTTTTATTATACAAAGCAAAAGTGGTGTCTACATTGCCTTTGTATACTTTGGCGGTTTTCATTTCACCCGAATCCTCAGTATACTCCACTTCGGATACCTCGTCAACCCAGTATTGTTGCTCGTCTTTCAATACTTTTTCTGGATCTTTCAGTTCATCGAGTTCATTGAAGACGGATAAAGCTAATCCAATCTTTCCAATTTTATGATGCTCAGTTAATTCTATTAAAATATCAACCCATTCATTTGGCATATTAATATTGATTGATATATCTGGATCTGTAAGTATAAAATAATCACTTTCTATTATTTTATATAAAGATCCATCAAGAAAATACCTTGGTCCAAGATTGTTGTGAAGTCTAACTATGTTATATTTTTTTGACTCTAATTCAGATAATAAATTCAACATTCCATGATATGTAGAATCATTGTCCAAAACTGTAATTTTATTTGAGGGATATCCAATAGCATTTAGTTGAGACAAAATATTTGCCAAATGCGAAGGATTATTAAATGTTGGTATAAAAATAGGTACTTCAGTCATAATTAAAAAAAATTAATATCTTAAAAAGTTATAGTCTACTACTGTGTTATGTATGTAAGAATATCCATCTCTTTGCCAAGCCAAGGCAGGATAAAAACAATATACATCTAGACATCTCTGCAGCTCTGCATATATGACATCTATTTGTTTACATGGATTTTGCATCTTCGAAAATATAAAATCTATACTATTCGAATTTACTGCATATGCATGTGTAGTATATGTATGTCTCAATTTCAATATGTTATCGGAAACTAATATTGGTGGCATCGGAGTATGGTTCCCACCAAAATAAAGCATATCCCATTCTGGAAGTTGCTCTTGATATTTAAAGAATAATTCAGTTAAATTTGGATGAAATTCAACATCATCCTCAAGTATTAAAACTCTATTATATTTTTCATCCTTACATTCTTTTATTATATTGTAATGTGACATGAAACATCCATATTCTCCAGGGAGGAGATTAGTATTCTCCAGATTAAGTTCAAATCCATCTACTGCATCAAATCTAGATACATTCAAATTATGAGTTGAAAAAATTTGTTCACATGCTTGCCATCTTTCTACAGATCTTTTTAGATTGACACAATAAATTTTATCAAAATAATCATTAAGTGACTTCATATTTTTTATGGCAATATTGCGCTTCTTGTTCCATAACAAGAGATTTATCTTTTATATTATTTGTAATTGAATTAGTATGTGGAAATCTATTTGAAATTAAAATGTCATCATAAAATATTGGATCACCATATGTATCCCTAACTGCATAATAAAAATCAACATCCATTAAATATACCAAATTTTCATCAAATCTAGTTTTTACTGTATTTTTAAATGCAACTACTGATGGAGAACTAATTGTATTTACCCCAGAAAGTAAGTTGACATTGAATCTTGGATAGAAATCCCAATAAAATGTTCTTCCATCATCCATTGTGTGATTACATGCATTCAATAACCACATTTTATCGGAATCAACTAGAGAGTCATTTATTTTTTCTAAAGATTCATCATCATAAAAGAAATCATCCTGAAACATTATCTTTATTATTTGTCCAGAGCAATTATTTATTGCATTGTTCAAATTCGATGGACTGTTGCCTCTATTGTTTTCATTTTTTATATAATGAATTTCAAACTTATTTTTAAATTGATTAACTTTAGATAAGATTTTATCATCAACGGAATGATCAGATATTACAACTTCAAAATCCTTAAATGTTTGTATTTCTATAGTTCGAAGTAAATCATCTAAAAATTCTTCACCTCTTCCATATGACTCCCATGTTGGAATCGCAATTGAAATACTTTTCATATAACTATCCAATCCTTACAATATAGATCATCAGTTTTCAAGCTACTATTATTTGGACCAAACCATTGTTTTGGAGAAAATATTTTAGTTGCATTAGATAAGTATGCTCCCCACCAACTAAATGTACTGCTTGCCATGCAAATATAATCGCACATGGTAATTAAACATAAATCTATGTATGGATTATTTGTTTCTGATACTAAAAATCTATCAGATGAAAATAATTCTTGCTGTTTACACCAAACAGGATCATCAGAAAAAATTAATACTTGAGAAGTGTCAGGTACTGCATTTAAGAAATTTTGATAATATTCTATGGTTTGGCAATTGTGATTTGGGTTATTAACATAGTCAGTTCTTCTAATATGAAGACACGCTAAATCTTTACCGAAATTTTCTTTCAACTCTGATGCTAGATCAAAGTATTCTGGTATAAATGTAAAATCTATTTTTATTTCATCTTTAATGTGATCAAACCATTTATCACTCTGAAAATAACCCAAAAGATTGACATCTGTATCTGGTAAATTCTCAAATAAATTGTGATCAAATGAGAAACTTTCTTCGTTTATAGTTGGAAAAGATGTTACTCCCCTTTCACTATTAATCATAAAACAATCATCAATATTACTTCTAAGCTTAGTATAATAATATTTTCCAAATACCTCTTTAGGTGGAATTAAAAATGATCTTTTATGTTTAGCTGCAAGTCCTTTAATTGCGGCATATTGAAACATTTGATTGCCCAAATGACCGTGATTGCCTAATTGATTAAACGATATCATAAGTTGTGAATATAAAATCTTCCAATACTTCAAATTTTTTGACTTTCTCTAGATTGTCTTTTATTGCATCAAGTTTACTATAATATAGTTCTTCAGAAACATCAAATTCTTCCGTAAGATCTATAATTCCATCAGAATTAAAATATTCTTTAATATTTGGAGTTCCCAAATAAACAGGTATAGTTCCAGTAGCAAAACAATCTAATAGTTTTTCCGTGAAAAATGTTTCGTAAAAAGCATTTTCAATTGCTACAGAAAACATATAATCACATAAACCTTGTTCTTTTTCTTCTATTTCGTTGAATCCCCTTCCATATAAATCTACCTGATCTCCTATTTTATCTACCCATTCTAATCTTACTTTATGTCCAGGTGTAAAATTTTTATTAGAAGTTACAAATGAGATCATTTTAGTTTTAGGATATATCATTGGATTTTTAATCCAAAATCCTCCAGTTGGACACCATTTAAACCTAGGATCCAAATCTAAAAGTTCTTTATCATTTGTAAAAATATACTTAAAAGTATTAAAGTATTCTTGATAATTGTTCTTAACCTTCTCTACAATATCTGGTATAATAAATTTACATTCCAGCAGCCAACCATATTTTATTCCTTTTATATCATCATGAAGTGCTGATTCCAAACTTCTATCCATATAAAAAGTTACACCTAAAGAGTTGTCAAATTTCCATGAAATGTGTTTAGATTCTTTTCCGTGAACTGAATACCCTTTATTTCCATTAGTCAAATGAGAAAAAGAAGATCCTACTAAATTTATACTTATCATAATTTTTTTTTAAAAATATTTTATTAACTCTGGGTGAGCTTCGATCCACTTATTTGTTTCAAATGAATGATTTCTTATATATTGATCAAATGTGTTTACTTCTTTTCTAACCCCACTTCTAAGGTGATGAAAAGACACTTCATCAATTATAATATTTTTCATTCCTAGTTCATTTGATCTAGATGACATGAATTTATCTATCAGTGCATACTTATGGATTGGTCTATACTTTAAAAGCTCATTTAATAACTTTATGTTATAAATTGGTGCTACATTTTCAACGAAATTTACTTCTCTATATGTAGAAGACAGGGGATACATTATATTAGCAAACTTATCATATTCTGGCGATATGCTAAAAGAAATATAACCTACATCCGAATTCAAATAATTTTGCAATACTTCAAAATGTTTTTCTGTAAACCCAAATATGTCATTATTGAATATCCCAACATAATCATATGAATGGATTTTGTCCATACCAAGAATGTAATCATGCATACCACCATATTCGACATTTTCAAATCCAATATGAATGTATGGGTCAAAATCAGATATCAAATCAACGGAAGAAGAATTATCTAAAACCATTAAGTCTATATTTTGAATGTTCTTCAATTCATCATAAACTTTTTTAGTGTGATTTTTACTATTATAAGAACATAATATTATTAGTACCTTATTCATAGCGACTTAATAATTTTAGATAATAAATTAATTTCCATGTCCCCAACAAACTGATTGTTTCCTAAGTATATTCCATTATCATGAACAATGTCAACATTCAATTTCTGTTTATTGGTAGTTATCATATAATTACTCAGAAATGGTTGCTTTAAAAGATTTCCGCTAATTATCGGTCTATGCTCTATCCCATTTTCATCAAATAATTTTTTCAATTTTATTGTAAGATTTTTATCTCTGCAAATTAAGGGAAAACAAAAATTACTACATTTGTCATTTATTTCTGGCACATAAAATAAATGTTGATATTGTGAGACTAGGTTAACAAATTTTTTAAAGTTATTGTTTCTTTTTTCAATGTACATGTCCAATCTTTTCAATTGGGACATACCTAAAACTGCACAAATTTCATGGTTCCTGAAATTATAACCATCAGTAACAAAAATGAATTGTTTTGAAATATCTGGATACTTATCTATATAAAAATCAAATTTTTCAGACTCTCTAGCTAAACCGTGACTTCTTTTTAATCTCATCAAATCATATAATTCATAGTTATTGGTGGATACCATTCCACCTTCTACAGTAGAAATATGATGACCAAAATAAAAACTAAAAGTTGCACCTAAACTATTAGATCCTCTTTTATTTCCTGAATCGTCTTTACATCCATGAGATTCACAAATATCATCTAATATTAAAGCATCAGGAAAGAGTTTTTTATATCTCTCATTATCTGCAGAGTATCCTATTAAATGTGTAACAAAAATCAATTTAATATCAGGGTGGATAGAAGAAATATATTCTAGATTTTTTTCACAGAAACTAAAATTTTCTAAATTTATATCACAAAAAATTGGAGTAAACCCAAGTTGAATTACTGGTCCAACATTTGTGACCCATGTGCAAGATGGAACAAGTACTTTATCACCATCTTTTAATCCATATAATTCTTTAACAGCTGCCAAAAGAAGATAATTAGCAGTACTCCCAGAAGAAACATATAGAGAATACTTGGATCCCAACCAATTATTCCATTCACTTTCTAATTGTCTAACTTTTTTACCATTCGTGAATCTATCAGATGTCAATACGAATTTAGCTAATTTTAATCTATCACCAAAAGTGATATTATTTTTCATTAAAGGCCACTTAAATTTCATTTTCTTTGTACCATTTGTATGTTTCTTGTATTCCAAAATTTAATTCAATTTTTGGTTCCCATCCTATATTTTTAATTTTATCCACATTTAAAACTTTTCTTGGAGTTCCATTTGGTTTAGTTGTGTCCCATACGAATTCTCCTTCATATCCAATAATATTCGCAATCACATTTACCAAATCTTTAATCGTCATGTCAATTCCAGTTCCAACATTTAATATATCGGAGGAATTATAATTCAACATACAAAAATAACATGCTTCAGCCAAATCATCTACATGTAAAAATTCCCTCATAGAAGAACCATCACCCCAACATTCTACAGTAGGATGATTTGAAACCTTTGCCTCATGTATTTTCTTCAATAATGCAGCAAGTACATGACCTTCATGGATTGAAAAGTTATCATTTGGTCCATATAAATTCGTTGGCATCAATGACACGATGTTCATGCCATATTGTTGGGAATATGCTTGGCATAATTTTATCCCTGCTATTTTTGCTATTGCATATGCATCATTTGTTGGTTCAAGTGGACCAGACATTAATTCATCTTCAGTTATTGGCTGCGTAGCAAATTTTGGGTATATACACGAAGAGCCAAGAAATAAAACTTTTTTGACTTTATTATCCAAAGAAGCATGAATAATGTTACTCTGAATCATCAAATTATCATAAATGAATTCGGCAGGATTAGTCTTATTTGCCATAATCCCACCAACTTTTGCAGCTGAAAGGAATACATATTCTGGTTTTGTTGATTCAAAAAATACATTAGTATCATTTTGGTTAGTGAAATCAACCAATTGACGAGTTGCTTGAATTATATTATTATAACCTTTTTCTTTGAGATTACGAACAATTGCGGATCCAACCATTCCATTGGATCCAGCAACTAATATTGTATCATTAAAATTCATTGTTACACATATCCTCAACTAATTGTTCAAATGAAATTTTAGGTTTCCAACCTAATTTTTCTTTTGCCTTTGTGGCATCACCTAATAAAGTTTCTACTTCAGCAGGTCGAAAATATTTAGGATTTACTTTTATGACTTCATTTCCAGTAAAAACATCATATCCAACTTCATCGATACCTTCACCTCTCCAAGTAATCTGCATTCCAAAATAAGGTGCCGCAGCTTCCACAAAATCACGAACCGAATATTGCTCTCCAGTCGAAATTACATAATCATCTGGTTCATCTTGCTGAAGCATTAGCCACATTGCCTCTACAAAGTCTTTGGCGTGCCCCCAGTCGCGTTTTGCGTTCAAATTGCCGAGATATAGTATATTTTGTTTCCCAGCTGAAATGCATGATAATCCTCTAGTGATTTTTCTTGTGACAAAAGTTTCTCCTCTTCTAGGGGATTCGTGATTGAAAAGAATTCCAGAACTTGCGTGTAATCCATATGATTCTCTGTAGTTTTTAACGATCCAGTATCCATAAACTTTTGCAACTCCATAAGGTGAACGAGGGTAAAAAGGTGTTGTTTCTTTTTGGGGCATTTCTTGAACTTTACCAAACATTTCGGATGTAGATGCTTGATAGATTCTAGTCTTATTCTCCATTCCCAAAAGACGAACTGCCTCAAGAATACGAAGAGTTCCTAATCCATCAGTTTGACCAGTATATTCTGGCATCTCAAAGGAAACTTTAACATGACTCTGGGCACCAAGATTATAAATCTCATCAGGTTGAACTTGTTGAATTACTCTTACAAGATTCGTTGAATCTGTGAGGTCACCATAATGAAGTTTAATTTGATCGTAAATATGATCAATACGATCTGTGTTAATTAGAGATGATCTACGAATAATTCCGTGAACTTCATAACCTTTCTCTAAAAGTAACTCAGCGAGATATGAACCATCTTGTCCCGTAATTCCAGTAATTAATGCTCTTTTCATAAATTAAATCCTACCATAACAATCTTCAAGTCTAACAATATCATCTTCTTCGCAAATAGAACCAGATTGAATTTCAATAATAGTTATACCATTAATTCCAGCAGTTATCCTATGTTTACTACCGCTGGAAATAAAAATATAATCTCCAGATCTAACTTCTTTAGTTTCTTCATCAAGTTCTAGTTGTCCATTTCCATTTACTATTATCCAATGTTCATTTCTAAGTGTATGGTATTGAAGAGATATTTTTTGCTCTGGCTCTAAATAAAGTCTTTTTACTTTATATCCAACATCTTGTTGTAAATTCTCATACCATCCCCATGGACGATTTTCCTTTTCCATATTAAAGTATGTAAATTATAATAAAAAAGAGGAGTCTATAAACCCCTCTTATATAGTTTAGGTTCGCCATGCACGCCACCAATTCTTTGACTGGAAATTGGAAACCAGGCGGGAGTAAGATCCCATCCGCACCACTTGCCTTTTTAAGGAATGGCAAGAAACCTATTTTGTTTCAGAAACAAAGTCATTGATAACTTGTGCTTGCTGAAGAACTTGGTTTAGAGTTGGAAATTCTGGGAGATCCATCTTGACAGTATTCATAGAATTTTCATTCCAGTCTTTTACAAAGTCATAATTAACGCAAAAATTATCATTGAGCATACTGTATGCTTGTTTGAAAATTTCAAAACGAAGTTCGTAAGGTGTTTTGGACATAATTAATCTCCATATGTGTGTTTGTGTGTGACAATAGGGTCAAATTTGACTCCACCAGTACTTTTAAAGTCTCTCCGTGACTGTGCTCCGACCAGTACTTTTAAAGTCTCTCCGTGACTCAAGCAGGTACATCTACCTGTAGATCCTCGCAAAGTAAGCTGAGAATCAATTCATAATCAGCCTCAGGCTCTTGATAAAACTCTACTCCTTGCTCTTCATAAAACTTTTTAATTTTCTTAAACAATTTAGGTTGATCATATTCAAGATCAATCTCTCGATTTGCAGCACGAGTGAGAATATAAATTGATTTACGAAATTTTGATTGAAGATTTGAATTAGACATGTTTTGAATTTGGTTCTTTTTTATTATAGAGGATGTGAGTTTGTTTGTCAATAGGTCAAATAGATAAAAATAATTTATCTAAGCTTTGGCCCACGCATCCAAGAAACTAATGAAATTCTAGTTCCTCTTTCTACTTTTGTTACTCTATGTGGAATTCTAGAATCAAAGATTACAATTGTTCCTTTTTGTTTCGGAATCGTAATTACATTTGCATGATAATCTATCAACTGCAGTTCTCCACCATCATAATCGTTCTCACTAGTTATAAACAAAGATGCACTTAGTTTTCTGGTATTTTCTAGATAATCTAATCCATAATCGCCGTGCCAAGTATAATGTCCATCTTTATCATATTTACTTACTTGGACCGATTCGATGTTTTCTAAATCATATTCCCAACATTCTCTGTTTGCCTTCTCAAAGTAATGTCTAAAAATAGAGCAGATCCAATGACTATCATATAACCAAAAAATCTTAGAATTTCTAACATTTGTTAGTGTTGGAGAATCTATGTCATTATCTCCTGTAGTTGCAGTTGAAAACAGATCTGGATTTATTCTTCCAATTTCTTTTACTATTAAATCTAATAATTCTGAATCAACCAGTTCAGTATAGCAAACTTTTGCAGTTGCTTCTCTTTTAGTATTTTCCATTCAATAAAAAAAAATACAATGGGAACGCTGGGGCTTGAACCCAGAACCCCAGACTTATAAGGTCTGTGCTCTAACCACTTGAGCTACGCTCCCAATATAACCTAATATAGCATATCAGGTTTTGTTTGTCAAGTCATTTCAACTTGCTTCTTCGTGGTCTGTGTGAATTTTTACAATATCATCATGAATTGAGTCTACAGCCATTCGTATAGTTTCATTATATGGAACTATGACAGCACTGTTTTTACCATCCTTTATAATAAAAGACTCTCCATTTTCTACTCTCTCCATAAGAGCATCGAAGTCTTCTTGGAACTGTTGTACTGTAAATGATTGTAGTTGTTCTAGTTCTTTCATTTTATTTCCTCTGGATTATTTTAGCATATTTTTTTATTGGTGTCAATCAAACATATTTGTCATTTTATTTCAGAATGATATGGACTAAAAATAACATAATTATTGCTCATAAAATTTTAAATACTCGTCAGCATTTTTATAAACATATTTAATATCAGAATATTTTTCACATTCTAAATCCCAGTTTTTAGGTTTCCAATGAAAATACATGTTTCTATAATAATCTCCCTTAAATGGAGCCAGTCTACCGTGAGCACAAAGACTTTCATACAGCAACATTTCACCAGGTTCAAAAAATATTTGATGATGTTTATGTTTGTGATCAAAAAAGTCCAATGGCCAATTTTCTTCTGATTTTTGGTCTACAAAAACTATACAACTTAGTACATGTGTTTGGTACCTATCTCGATGTAGGTGAAGAATAGAATTCCTAACATAACAACGACTGTCAAGCCCATCCCACAGAGAAAAAGAAAGAATGGGCTTGCCGCAAGAGTCTCTACTAAATGAAACATTATATCAATCCTATACTTATCTTACATGATGGCCGCCAAACATATAACGCATACCGTTCAAAATCTTGGCTGCGAAAGTGCCCAAATTGCGTGAATTAAATCTTTCATAAAGGGCAGTAGTAATGACAGGACAGGGTACACCAAGGTCCACAGCGGCAGAAACAGTCCAACGACCCTCACCGCTGTCGGATACACCTCCAAAGAACTGCTTAAGTTCTTCATCATTCCGTAGAACATAAGCGGTAAGGTCAAGTAACCAGCTACCAACAACGCTACCGCGACGCCACAACTCAGCCACCTCAGAAACATCAATATCATAGCAGTAACTCTCTGGATCCGCCATAGGTGCCACTTCTGCATCACCTTCTCTGACATACTGAGCACCTGAATTGGCATTTTTAATAATGTTAAATCCTTCTGCATACGCCTGCATTATACCATACTCTATGCCATTGTGAACCATCTTCACAAAATGTCCAGCTCCAGGACCACCACAATGTAACCAACCAAACTCTGCAGATGTTACATCCGAGTTAAACTGAGTCCTTGGGGCAGCGTTGATTCCTGGGGCAAGGGCATCAAAAATACGCGAACAAGTGGCGACTGCAGTATTTCCACCGCCAACCATAAGACAGTATCCACGATCCAAGCCATAAACACCGCCGCTAGTGCCACAATCAATATATTGGATGCCAAGTTTTGCAAGTCGTTCTGCTCTTTTCCGACTGTCTTTAAAATTGCTATTGCCATGATCAATAATAATATCTCCTTCACCACAATATCGTAGTAGTTCATTAATCGTCTCCTCTACTGTTTCTGCAGGCACAACCATTTGAAAAATGCCTGGTTTATTATCACCTTTAACTACTTGAACAAGGCTTTGTATAGAATCCGCAACACCATTAACATATCCGTTTTTATATGCTTCTTGTGCTTTTTCATAATTCCTACGATACCCCCATACTTCAATTCCCTCTTTCATCATACGGCGAGACATGCCTTCGCCCATTCTACCCAATCCAATTAATCCTACTCTCATACATTACTCCCAAGATTCGTATTGTTGTCTAAAATAAATATCAACTTGATTTAAGTCATCTAGATGAATATCACAAAGATAATTATGTTCATCGCACCATTCTAGTGCAAAAACATGAAACAATTCTTCAGATTGAACTCTGTTAACTCCATATATTCTTGCAAGAGATGACATTACAAAATTCCAGCATTCGTGTTCTTTTTTCATTATTGATACGCACTATTGAGTCCCCAATAAAGAAATATTCCAACAAGTCCAAATATTATTATAGTGTTCAGTATTAAACTATTCATAGTCTTCATCCTCATAAGATGACGGTTCTTCGAAAAGTTCTTCCATTTTTTGTCTTAAAATTATTTCTTGTAGTTGTTTTAAATCTTTTTCTGTAATTGTTACCATTAGATTAAAGAAATATTAAACCATGGAAATAAAGGTGGAATAACACCAATAAGTCTCAGTAATCCCTCAGCAAATAGAGCAAGAACCACCCAACCGACGCACATACTAATGATAGAAGCATTACGGTTGTGTCTTCTGATAGCAGCATCAATCATCTCCTGAACTTCTGAGCGAGTAATAAATTCGTCAGGAGGTTCCATCATTTTACATCTCCAAGAAATTTCGCTAAGGGATCCTTACCAGTTTTTACGATTTCACATGCTCTTTTATAAAACATATTATCTGTATTGCCAGATTGTTCAAATGTATTTTTTATTTTAACCCAGTTTTCAAATGTTCTATTATCCATTGAAACAGTGGTACATAATAAGTAATTATAACTAGTAAATCCTTAATGGCAACTGTTTGTCTTGATACAAAAACAAATCAATCAATAACCGTGATTTTTAATACCTTTTGTGTACTTTCTTAACAAAACTCCTGCTAACGAATTAGCTTCGTTTTCGCATTCAGAACCATCTTCACCACTCATTTCTTTACCACTTTGTTTTTGGTGATAGTGAACAAGTTCATGTGCAAGTGTTCTGTATACATCCAATGGATGTCTCTGTGCTATTTGAACTTTAATTTCATCACTACCTAAATTAAAACAACCAAATGTCTTATTATCAATAGAAAACTGTGGGTCATCTATTATAATTACTTTTGGTAATGATGGCAATCCAAGTTCATCTTTTACAAAATGCATAAAATCTTTAACTTGAACCTTTTTTGATTCAGCAAGAAACTCTTTAAATCTCATGAGTTTTTTAGCTATTTATTAACAGAGAATAATGGAATCGAACCATCAGGCGTGAACCTGGCCACGCTTTCAAGGCGTGTTACTAACCATTAGTGCTATCCTCTTTGCTCAATTAACGAACTTCAAAATCCAATTTACGAACTTTTCTTTGGCGTCTTGCCTCTTGCCACATAATATCTTCGTTAGTTAAAACTCTGTTGGATTCCTTTTGTACATAAGAATTCAACATAACTATCTTAGATAAATCTAGTGCAGATATTTTATCTCCCTTGATTGTAGCCATATTTGGACATCCACATGATTTGGATTGTCCAGGATGTGCAGAAACTTCAGTATTGCACTCTTTGCATCTTATCTTTAACATTTTTTCTCATGATGTATTTTTAGATCTTATTATTTATACAAGAAAAACTCACCTTTTGCAAGGTGAGTTATAAAAATACTTATGCCTCTGTCTAGGAATCGAACCTAGTTTCCATGTGTGTTGTCCACCCGTCCTTACCAATAGACTACCAGAGGTTGTGGTAGGTGTTGGGAACTTTACCTATGTCCCCACTCTTTACATTCACCCAAGCACCAGTTTAAACATCGACCTGGAGAGCGGTTTTGGCACCTACGAGCGAGGGTGATCAAGTCCCCGACCTAAGCGAACTTAGGATTTCGTGAGTCGGATATGATGATCCCGACTCTTATGATAGAATCGGATATTTCCAATCCTATCAACTCCACAACCTGGATTCGAACCAGGGACCAAAAGATTAACAGTCTTCTGCGCTACCGCTGCGCCATTGTGGAATAAGAACCAAAAGGTTCAGAGCGGGTAACCGGAATCGAACCGGTGACTCCAACTTGGAAGGATGGCATTTTACCCCTAAACTATACCCGCTTATAAGACAATTATAAACTATTTAAATTTAATTGTCAAGTGTTGATAAAATCATTTAATAGTCCCAGCATAAGGATTCGAACCTTAAGTTTTGATCACCTACCTCAGAAAATTTCTTTTCCTTCTGGATTGCGTGGCACCACCACTGCAAGACCGTTACCAACGGTGTCGCTGGGACTAGATAAATCAAACCACCTTCTTTACTACGACCTCAAGATCAACACCAATTGCTCGAAGCCAAGTATTTAGATTCTCCATAAGAAATTCACTATCAGGATTTTCAAAATTAATTCGAATATCACGAATTGTATCATGATTTTCGTTCCTGGCAGAATAACCAAGATCGTAAGAAGTGTTGATTGTTTTGTTTTTTGCCATGATTTAAGAAAATACAATATTCAAATGAGATGGAGTAAGTGTGATATACCTCATAAGGATATAACAGGGACTTACCCTCTATCACTTTTATATATGGAGATTAACTCCAAGCGTTTCGGACAGGACTTGAACCTGTGACCAACTGCTTAGAAGGCAGATGCTCTATCCAACTGAGCTACCGAAACAAGAGACCTCCCTGTTTGTGCTTCTACGAGAGGCATGGGAGGGAAGGGACTTATACAAGGTTTGGACCCCTGCTGCCCATAAGACAATTATAAGACATAAAGTCAAAATTGTCAAGTCCTCGTTCCCAGACTCGAACTGGGACTCCTTTCAGAAGCGGTTTTTGAGACCGCTGCGGCTACCGATTACGCCAAACGAGGATGTAAGAAGTATATC